GCTTATTCATGGTCTTGCTCCTCCTTGCTCAATAGATCATGGCTTTCCTTCTGCAACGCCACTTGCACGTTTGCCAGCCGACCCAACGCGACGTTTAGGTCATCAAATACCCCGTCCGGCAAATCATACTCATCAAGGTTGTACTGAATCATCAGCTCTTGAATCCCTTTGCCAGCAATAGCAGCAGTCGCAAATACGGCCTCAATACCAACCAGCTTTTGCATTTCTTTTTTGGTGTATGTCTTCATCTTTCATCAATCCTCTCCAGTTGTCTCATTTCTTCAATCGGTTTTACCGTCTCTGGCAACGCAGTTCCGACGAATCTCCAGCGAGTCACTTGCTTGGCTTTTCGAAGCGTTCCAACATTTTCTGGCACGCACAGTACAAGGTGGTCCACCCATTGTTTGTCATGCCAATGTCCAATCACCCGGCAAGGAACGCCTTTGTAACGGACCCAGTCGCCAACATCATAACTGTTCATCCGATCCGCTCCCGTACACGATTAGCGGTCATCCAGTTATGCACTCTTTCGAATTCGTACAACGTGGCGTCTCGTCGCATGTCAGGCAGCTGGGCATCAATAGGAGCGTTGGCCTTGGCGATAAACATCGGCTCATCTAAGCCGACCTTAGTGCTTTCTGGACGTCGAGCCATTGTCCGTCGTTCTAGCTTATCGTTAAGATACCGATGCGCATCAATGATGGTGTTAAACTCACCGCCGTACTGTTTCCGGGATTTAATGCCGATAATCACATAACTCATTTTTCCTGCTCCTCTCCAAGTTCCTCTACTTCCAATACCGCTCGTGGCTGATCACTGTACTTTTTAATGATGTGGGCTTTAACGATCTGGTTGTCGTCGTGCCAAACGATCCCTGTGCAGGCGTCCGTGACGGCCTTAAAAACGTTGTCCACGTCTGGTTTGACAGTTGGCAATATCTTGCCATCTAGTTTGGCCTGTTTCAGCCTCTGTGAGCCACTTTGCTGTATCTGCCGGTAAAATATACACAGTCACTTCTAACGGGCCGGTAAACGGCTCTCTGGACGCCATAGAGGTACGTGCGTATATGGCTACCTTTTGTTTGTAGGCTCGTGACTTAGGCGGGTCGTATGTGCTAACAAATTTACCTCGCCTAGCAAATCTTGGCCGTCCTTGCGCAACGGGATCACCTGGTATTTCGATCCTGATCATTTCGGCGCCTCATACCAGTTGCCCTGGCTGTCCTGATACCAGCACCCGCGCTCGACCAGCCACGGACCAACAACTGCTTGCCTGTCGATACGCCACAGTGCTTTTGTCACGTGAGTATCGGATCGCATGTCGACTGGCGACGTGTAGTATCCAGTCTTCCCAGTTGCCGTGTTGGTTGCTCGCCAGCGATAGCGTTGATGGGCTTGCAAGCCAAAGCGCATAAGATCATGTGATACAACGGATCGGCTAATTCCTAGCTCGGCCGCGATCTGATAGCTAGCATATCCTTGATCAATGAGTCTTGGGTATATCTGCTTGCGCTTTTTGATGGCTTCTAACTGGCGCTTTTTAGTGCCGCTGATCTTGGCTGGGCGCTTGTTTGCCTTTTTCTCTTTTATGCCGCCAAGCAGTTCGCGTACTTGTTGCCACTCTGGCGCGTCTTCTGGTACGCGCTTGTCCAACAGTTTGGCAGCTAGCAGACGGCCCACTGTCTGGCGTTCCTTATGTGTCATAGTGCTCATCCAATAACCTCCTAGAACGGTAGATCATCGCCACTAATTATCGGTGTCTGATCGTCATTCTGCTGCAGTGACTGATGGTTGTTTTGTCTTGGCTGTGTGCCGCTGCTCTTGCTTTCCAAAAAATCAAAGTGATCAACAACAATATCGGTGGTGTAGACATGTTGGCCTTGTTTATTGTCATAACTGCCAGTCTGAATTTGACCTGTGATGCTGATTAACGATCCCTTGTGCGTGTATTTACTCAAGACATCAGCGTTATGCCAGACTTGGCAAGAAATAAAGTCTGCATCCACATTGCCCTGCGCGTTCTTGTAATTTCTGTTAACGGCGAGGATAAACTGTCCAACCTCCTTGCCTGATTGTGTTTTTCGTAAGTCAACATCTCTTGTCAACCGCCCAATTAGTGCTACTTGATTAAGCATCCTGTTTTTCCTCCTTCACAGGTCCATATCCTTGGCTTCCTCGATATGCCTTATTACACTGTGGGCACGGTTCGATCATGTAGCCGCCAATGTCCGGCTGAGCTACCCAGATAACACCACGGCCATCGCATAGCTTGCACTTGGTCATCAAAACAGATCCTTTCTTTTGTCAGGTGTGGCATCCGTGAATTTGATGACGCCACCATTCTTTTCAACACCCCAGTACATCCGTGATATAAGCTTGGGGTTGTATATTTTAGTGAGTTCATGGCTATTCAGATTTGTAGTGATAATGGTCCGGCCTTTGCGCTTATTAAGCAGACCGAACAGAAACTGTTGCGTCCAGTCAGACGATTCATTGGACATGCTCCGCATAGATGATTCTGATCCCAAGTCGTCCAGTACCAGCAAATTAGCCTTGCTGACCATGCGCGTCACGTGTTCCTCGGTGTACCACGACTGCCGGTTGTTAAAGCTATCCTTGACCCGTCTAGTCATCTCGTTAACGCTGATAAAAATGCAAGCGACGGGCGGCTGAATATGGTCGTTAACCGCATGCAGCATGCCCATAGCGAGATGGGTCTTACCGGTTCCTGGGTTGCCTGTCAGGATCGTATTGGCTCGATACTCCGGATTTAGATAGCGGCCGGCAAGATGACGTGCTTTATATAGATTTGTCGCTGCTTCCGTATCCGGCTCTGTAATGTAGTTGTTAAAAGTACAATCCACTGCATCCGGATCATCAAATATCGAGTCATGCGTTAGAACGCCTGTAGTAGCTCTCTCAGCACGTTTAGCCATATGCTGGTGGATTGCACCGAGCTCTCGTTTGTCGCGCTCATCACTAGCGCACTGGGGACAAAATGGGGCATGACCAGGTACGACAAGCATATGCGTGCCGTGAATCGGGCAAATCTTGTTCATCATGCAGGCTATCCCTTGTATAGCACTAAAAGACAATGCCTCCATACGATTCGCCATCCTCCTGTGTTTGCTTGCGCCGACTGTTATATGGCGGCGCGGATACGTAATCTTCAAACTTAGACTGCTTAAATATCGTAGTTGGCCTTACATATTTATCCATCTTGGGATCTCCTGACCATGACGACACGACATTATCGATTGCTTGACGGACGCTAGCTTCAGTAAAGTGACCGTCATTAAGACGTGCAGAGATCAGCTTCCGAGTTGCAGCCGTATCTCTAAAGTGCTTACCGCTTTTCTGATTTAAGTACCCAATGATTCCTGAATAGTCGATTGAGGGGTGCTGTCCGGTGCTAACCGGACTATGGTTCTTATTAACCCTTGTATTATTAATAATACTTGTACTATTCTCTTGCCCGTTTTTGGGCATAGGGGTATGCCCATTTTCGGGTATAGGGTATGCCCGAATTCGGATATACCTATTTTCTATTTCTTTGGTTCCCTCTTTGTACTGAACACTGCGTTTGATGTACCCGCCAGATTCTAATGAGTGCAGCCAGCGTTGAACAGTTGTTTGTCCAACGTTATAGAGATTCATGAAATACTGGTCTTTGGCCCAGCAAAATCCCTTTTTGTTGCTCAGTGCAGTGATTTCTCCGTAAAGCAACTTGGCACCAGGCGTAATTTTTTTATCATACCTAATATTTGCCGGGATAATTGCATAGTAATTAGGCTGTTCCATCTGTGCTCCTCCTTTCATCAAATTCATCGAATTGTGCTTGCGTGTTGAGCTTAAGTGATCTAATTGTTTTGTCGTCCAGCTTTACCGGTTTGATATGGTACATATCCGTGAAGCTGGTGACACCCATTTCATGCCGGATCGTGTGATGAATGCGACAGAGCGGGAGAAAGTACCGGCCACGATTGTCGATGTGGTTGCGATTGTTGCCCATTCCGACAGTTGTTACATGATCAATATCGGCCGACTTGCCACAGATGATGCATTTCCGATGACGGATGCATTGGATAGTCAGATGATAGTCTGTGGGGATCATATCCCACGTCTTGAGCGTCCATGGGATATCATTGGCAAATCCCCAGTCCAGCATTGCCGTGATAAAGCCTGCTGCTGTACTCATTGAGCAGTCCGTCATGCTAAACCAGTCAGCACCAGTGCGAATCATGTACTCTGCTTTCATCAATTGCTCCATTTCCTGCGGAAGATATCCTGTGTAGCTGGCGAAATCGTTAATCAATGCCCATGCCTTCTTGCGCTGATCTGGCGAGATATGCCGACCATCATTGATTGCTACTTGAGCACTCAGCATTTTTCCATTGCTTAGTTTGGCAATCTGTAGCATGTCCAGATCATCGTCGGAAACGATTGTAATTTCTCTCCCTTTGATATTCTTGACATGCCCAGTAATCATTATTTAGCCTCTTTCTCCCGATGCATCTCGAGCAACTTGTTCGCTGGGTTGTTCTTGATAAACAGCTTGACCTGCCCAGCTTCTTGGGGCGATAAATCCTTAATGTTGGCCGTCCTGCTCTTCGTTTTGTGAAGAATCCATGCCCAAACCTTGGCGTCATTCATTCCCAACTGCTTGGCATAATCACTTACCAGTTGCTCCAGAACGATTAGCTCATTTGGCTGGATACGTTGTGCTGGCTGCGCCTGCTGTGTACCGCTTGCTCGCCTGCCATCTGCTAGATTAGTATCCTGCCTTCGGCTTGCTGTATCACCGTCGTCGTCTGTGTCTGATGTGATTCCAAACGCAGCTGACAGCGAATATCGGCGAGCATAGGTGATGGCGGAACCGCCTGCCTGTGCGTCCTGTTTGGCCATTGGCAGTGTGAGGCCATCCATTTCTAACCACTCCCCACTTTCATGCGTAATGACAGTAGTGACAGTAATACTCTTGTCGCCTCCTGAGACGCTTTGTGTGTAAGACAGGCCCGTTCCATGAATGCCCTTGTCTACAGCTTCCACAACACCCTCAAGGGGTACATACTTGTTCTTTAAGAACGGGTTTATTTTGTCCTTAACTGGCTGAACTAGCTGACTACGGAATAGTACCAAAGCACGTGCGAGATTTTTGATTGAGTCAGAATGTTTCATATGTCGTCCTCCTCATCCATTCGTTCCAAATAACGCCGAATCTCGTCGTCGCTCATGCGATCCATCTCTTCAATCGGCATTACTTCACCACCCAGGTCAAACCATTCGTAGTCATGTAGGATTGGAGCGCGTCCATTTCTTTTGGCGTGGCAGAGACTTCAATCACATAGCTGTACTTGTTAGGGCCAGCATCCACGACTTCACCGGTTTCCGTGTCCACCACTTGTTCACCGACCTTCTGCTGGTGGAGAGCATCGATGGCTGCTTGTGCTTCCTGACGCTGCTTCTCAGCTGCTGCTTCCTGCTTCTGCTGCTCCACGTAGGCATCCATGCGGGCCATGACGTCGGTCATCTCAACACCTTGGTCAACCAGCCCGAGCCAGCCCCCAGCGTCAACATCGAGAGCCTTGGCGTAACGAGTAATTGCCTTGCAGTCAGCCTCATGCTTTTCCTTCTGGCTTTTAACGAAATCGGCTGCGGCCGCAATCTGACGGGTGCGCTCAATGCTGGATAACGACTTGTTTTCCCAGTGCTGATCGTATTGAATATCTTCCGGTGCCAAGCCACGGGATTCTGTGATGGTCTTGATCTCCTGACGCACGGCTTCTTCCCGTTCTTGCCGTTGCTGCTCTTCAAGATCCTTGACACCCCGATCAATTGGGGCAATGGCCTGGTCAATGATGCCAGTCAACGCGTCTACTTTGTCCTTAAAATCGTCGTAAGGCTTGGCATATTCCCGTCGAACTTCCTTGCGCTTGTCCTCAATGGCCATCCGAAACTTGCGAAGATCAGCTCGTGATTGCTTGGCTGCTTTTAGTGTCCGTTCGGTAATCATCAGATTAGCGTACTTGGCGGCAATAGCCTTGGTCTGCTCAACCATGGCGTCATAGTTCTGGATAGCCAGAGACGCCGGCGTAAATTTGACACCGAAGTTCGTGACAGATACTTCGTTTTGGTTTAAGCTATTCATGTAAAACATTTCCTTTCACATTGCCGTCTGACGTTGCCCCGTCGGCGGCTTTTTTTGCACGATTGATTTGCGCGTCCAGGACATCAAGCGCAACATTCAACGCTGTGGCATCTGCTTCCGGCGAAGCGTCATCGATGAAAACGTCATTGTCTACCTCTGTGGCATAATTCCGGACACGGTCCAAGTTTTCTTCGAACGCTTCGTAATCCTTGATGTAGTACAACCAATCAGGCATCATCGTTGTTCCTCCATTTCTTTCTTGCGGCAGCTGATCAACAAACGCATGTAAATGCTGTCTGCTAACTGCTTCTGCCAGTCGCTTGACGCTTGTGCTCGGTAGGCTTCGACTGTCTCTAACCGATACTGATCAATTGGTTCCATTAAGATTTGCCACCTTTCATTGCGTTCCTGGCAATTTCTGGAAACCACTTTTTCATGAACTCTCCAAATGCTTCCGGCTCACATGTATAGCCCTTGACGCCTTCACGCGGGTACATGACACATTGCCCTCGAAGAACTTTCATGAACCGCGGAACTTGAAACACGTTGTCTGCAAACCAAGTTGGATTCTGGTGATATCGTTTTACCAATTCCGGCATTGTCCACCATCCGGCCATATCCGCTCTTGCCAGAGCGGCGTCGTGTTCTGCTACGTATTCGTCGTCAACGACGTGAAGCCCAGTTGGCAGTTGGATCATCAGAGCCATTCCGTTGACATTGGCTTCTATTTTTGTCCCCAGCAGCATGATGCTCGCCTCCTTTCCAATTGCTCCGGAGTAGCTTGACAACTTCGTGCCGGTTGGCCCAAACTGCTTTACCTTCTGACCAACAGGCACTGATGATGATGCCACCAATGATGGCGGACGGGATGTCAATGACTAACATGCCAATCAACCCTTTCATAATTTTTCATGGTTCACCAGCCTCCGAGAGTGGGATAATTGTGGCGTCACAGGAAGGAGGCGAAATTAATTGGAGATCAAAGAAATAACGGATCTGCCCTGGCCCGACATGAATTACCGGCTTGTCAGCAATGAAATTGCTTCAATAAAAGTTGCTACTCGTCCCAACGCGAAAATGTTAGATCACTATGCTAAAGCAGACGGATACCATTTCCAGGCGTATATGCGAAATTCGGATGGAGTTTTGCTTTTCACTGATTTTGATCAGAAAATGAAAACGCTTATTGCTTTTTCAAATTATCCGATTTTGTCACGAAATGGTCAGATTTATGTTGATCAGAAAGACACGTAAAACCATCTGGACCGAGAAAGCAAAGGGTAGATAATGTATTCCACATCTTTTTCACGCGATCACTTGATAGCGGCATGATAATGTTTTCAGAGCTGCTGGACTGAAACCCTTCTTCGTGCTCCTGGCTACCTGCAATAGCCCGGAGCATTTTTTGTAATTCGGTGGCGCTGGCTTCAATTGTTAGCTTCATTTTGCTTCCTCCTTTACAGAAACTTGCTCAGCCGTTTGTCGACAGGCTTTCGGTAGTTGTACGCGTCAATAAAGACCACACGTGCTGCATCTGCTAATTTGCTTCGAGTTTGTGCCGCCAAGTCTTTGGCCTGCTGATAAAGACGTTTGTATCCTTCTCGATGCAACGCCCGCACCAGCAACGTAGCGCTTTTTAAGTTAGGGTCATGATCATAAGGATCAAGCATCTTAGACAGTGCAGCAATGGAATAAGACAGATAAGCTTTGGGATCCCCACCAAAGGACTGATGCATCACCCGTAGTGTCATTGCTAAGTTCCTGGCGCCATACTTGCGATAGGCTTGTTCCAATGGCACCCACTTAGTCACGCAGCCAAACCGTTGCTTACCATCCCAGGCAATCCGCAGCCCCTCGCGCTCCACGATGTCGTTAATTTCCCGCACTACAGGATCACCGGCAATCAGAGCGGCGTGAGCATTTTCAATTGACCGGGCAACTGATGTGCCATACCCGTTTTGTGCGGCGAAGAACTCGGCTTCCTCAGATTCAGTCATGCCAAAGTGCACGTGTGCCCGAACCGTCTTGATACCCAGCTGCGTTAATGCTGCAATCCGGTGCTGACCGTCCAATACTAGATACAGCCCATCTCGGGCACTGACTTCAATCGGCAGCATGACCTTCGGGTCATAGTGCGTTACAATATAAGTAACAGTTTTTGACTGCAGGCCCCGCTGGTACTGGGCCAGCGATAACTGTTTGATTGGTAATGTCATTTCTTCAGTGCGCTTGTTATTCTCTTCTGGTACTGCTAACATGTTGATCTCTCCTTAGATTTTCAAATTCAATTTCTTCAGCGCCCCGTCTAGTCTGCTAACTAGGTCGGGGTATTTTTGTGGGAATTCTTTGATTCCCTCAGCCACAACCTGATCGGTGGCATTTAGACCAAGGACACTGATTGTGCCAGTGAAATTTTCGACGGCCATTTTGATATTCGCAACCACGTTGTCTGCCGTCGTTTTTGGCTGCTCAACCTTGTGGTACTTATGGTTCAGCCAGTCAAAGTGCCGTTGTGCAGGGTCCTTGATGGATTTGTACTTGGCAACCTCCGTCGGCGTCATGCCGGTGTAATCAACGGAATAATCGTTGACGTTGACCGGCTTTTCAGGGACAAGAGGAACAACTTTCTTGTGGGCCTGAACTGACGGAAGCTCCTTATAAGCTGTTTTAATTGGCTTAGTACCAGACACAACCTCTTGGTATTTGTCAGGTGATTCCCGTTTGATCTTCTTCATTCGAGATACGCTTGTGCCAGATAGTCCAGCCATCTTCCCAATTTGTTCAGTATTATTAATCTTGCTGCTCTTAGACTTTTCTTCCCGGGAAGAAAAGTCTACTTTCTTTGAATCAAATCGGTTTCCATGATATTCTGCCTGACGTTTCTTGGCTGCTTGCTCCAGCTCGTTGATGATGTCTTCACTTTTCAGCATCACATCAGCCTTTTGTACCGGGGTTAGGTTTCTCCGGTTAACAGCTGTGTCCCGAACAAACTCGATGGATTGTTCTTTGGTCAGCTTGTGATAAATCACCTTGATTGATTCCATGTGCAACTTGATTGCTGCTTTGTACCGATGCCGACCATCCAGAATCACACCATCATCACGGACATCAATTGGCTGACGAATGCCATCCCTTTTGCAGCTGGTGAAAAAGTCTTTCCACTCTTCATCGGTCATTCCCGGAACAAGATTGGTGATGGCATCGTCCATACTCAAATTGGTGAGTGGAACAGACACAATGTCATTACTCATGACGTTCATCCTTCTTAGCGTCTTGTGGCTCGCTCATCGTGAAACCTCCTTTTGTTCATTAAGCTTTTCGCTAAAAGCGTTATTGCTTCCAAAAAAAATATAGTCTTGAGGGATTGAATAAATTTTGCTAATCTTCCAGATCTGTTGCATTGTTAGATCAGACGAGTCCTTTTCCCAACGGCGAAGGGTTGGCTCTGTTACACCCATCATTTTTGCTGCATCAGATTGGGGAAGCCCTTTGCGAACTCGCAGGTCTCTTAGTGTGTGCTTCAAGTAGACTGGCACTTTTTCAGGAATGTCCATGATTTTTTCCTCCTTTCTACATTGTCTATACTATCACGCTTTTAGCGAAATGCAACAAAAATTTCGCCATCAACGAAAAATATTTTTCTAGCGGCGTTGATTATTTTCGCTTTGGTGGTAGTATGGGAACCGTAGAAAACATTCTTACCACTAATAGGAGGAAACATTTTGGACGACATCAAGACAATATTTGCGAAGAACCTGCAACAGCTAATGGATTCTCGTGGAGAAAATTTGACGGAACTGTCTGATCGCATTGGCGTCGCCTTCTCGACAGTATCGGACTGGTTGCATGCTAAAAAAATGCCTCGCAGTGGGTCATTGCAAACAATTGCAGACCATTATGGCGTTAACATAAGCTATTTGACCACCGATCATAACCAACTAAATGTTTCCGGGGTTGGCACGTACAAGTACATTCCCGCCGGTATTTCAGCCGGCGTTCTGTGCAGTGTGGATCCATTCACCTCCGATGAAATTGAGTCTATCCAAATATCTGACAAGGTTCTCGGCAAATATGCTGGCGACACAGATCTCCTGATGATGCATGTTAATGGGGAGTCGATGGACCAAACAATTCCCGATGGGTCTCTTATAGCTGTCAAGGCTTACGATGATATTCAGGATCTTCAAGACGGGGATATTGTTGTGTTTGCAGACGCCGGTGATTATGCTGTCAAGTACTTCTACAATGACCGCGAAAAAGAGATCATTACCTTTATCCCAGATTCCACTGACAAACGTTTTCGGCCAATCACCTATACATACGAAGAACTGCAAGACGAAGATGTCAAGATAATTGGCAAGGTAGTGGTTTACGTGGTCATTCTGTAACTTTTTTCGCCGCCCTGCTCTGCGAGGGGTAAAATACGGAGGTACCAAATATTTGTAAGGAGGCAAACTATGAATGATGAAATAATGAAACTAAAGGGAACTAACGGGATTGTTTATGCTTACAATGATCACGTAGTAATCTCACGCAAGACCATTACCGGATTTTTGGCTCAAGGCATAAAGGGCAATCGGAAAATTTATTATCAAGACATAAAAGCAGTTGAATATAAAAAGCCTACGATTTGGGCAAACGGGTATCTGCAATTTATCACTAATGCTGAACTTGCCACAAACCAAAGAGTTGGGATTATCGGCACTTCAAGCGCTGCAATGGCAGATGCAAATACGGTAATTTTGTCTGCCATTCACAGAAAAACTGGACGTGAATCCCAGAAAATGAATGATTATATTGTAAAACAAATCGATTCTTTCAAACATGGCAACGATCCTGAGAAAATTGATTCTCCGGCCGATGAGCTGGCAAAGTTCAAGCAATTGCTGGATGATGGTGCAATTACGCAGTCAGAATATGACGCCAAGAAAAAGCAACTGTTAGGGCTGTGAGCTCGCATTCCCAATGCGACCTTTCTCGGGCCTCACGGCCCGTACATAGCACGAGGTTTCGACATTCAAAATGTCGAAAATAATACTCGGATTTTAAATCCGGATATTAAAAAAAAGCCCACCCGCATCTCTTGACCGAGACGGGTGAGCAAGGGTGAAAAATTGAATGAATGGAGTGGGAGAGCGATGCCATGAAAGCCATTCGTAAGGCAACGCTCTTCGTATACCCTATTTTACCAGATTGGGAGGTAAACACAATGGCAAGCTTTCGCAAACGTGGAAAAACCTGGACGTACGTGGTCAATTATACGGATTCAAACGGGGTGCGACATCAGAAAACATTGGGTGGGTTCGCTAAAAAAAAGATGGCAGAAAATGCTGCGGCTGAAGTGGAGCATCATTTGATGCAGGGCGCTGACTTGAACAAGCAAGACACGACCCTCATAGAATATTGGGATCGCTGGATTGACCTTTACAAAGCCGGCAAGCATACGCGTGTCACTGAGGCCCGCTATGCGACAATTCGTAAGGAACTGGTCGACTATTTTGGCACTAGCCGAAAGCTGCGCACTATTAGCAAAAGCGACTGGCAAGCATTCATCAATCATTTTGCCACACACCGCGTCAAACGTATTGGTAATAAAAAGGCAATTGTTAATCGGTCAAAGGACACCGTCAGTAAACTCAACGGGTACGTCCGGGCAATGGTCAACTCTGCCGTTGATGACCAGATACTGTACACCAACTTTACGCATGATGTTGTCCTCTCCGGAAACAAAGGTAAAGCCGCCGACCTTAAATATATTCAAGCAGACGACTTTGATAAGTTGCTCAAATTTTGCACAGGCAACGCGAAGCTATCCAAGATTTACAACTACATGATTGCCTTTGGCATTCTCACTGGTGCAAGATACGCAGAGGTTGGCGGATTGGATTGGCCCAATGTGGATCTGGACAACGCTGTAGTGCACATTCGGCACACATGGGATTACAAATTTAGGACTGGCTTCATGCCAACGAAAAATCCGACCAGTAACAGAGATATTGATATTTCTCCACAACTCGTGGCGCTGTTGCGCCAACTCAAAACCGAGCAAGAGGCCAGCAATCTGGCGACAGGTTACCGGGACCCGTATCATCTGGTATTCCGCAACTATCGCCATGAGCTACTGAGCAATGGCATCGTCAACCGCCACCTCAAAGACATTGAGCAAAAGCTGGGCATCAACCCCGTGATCACATTCCACGGTCTCCGGCACAGTCATGTTGCTTATCTACTGGCTCACGGCGTGGATATTAGTTACATTTCCAAACGGCTGGGACATGCCAACGTCCAGATCACGCTTCGCGTTTACGCTCACATGCTTAAAGACGTCGAGTTAGACCAAATCAGCGCCACAGTTAAAGCCTTGTCTAAGCTATAAAATGGTGTCCCTAGATATCCTCAATTTGTCCTCAATTTTTTGAAGTTGAATGAAACTCAAAGCAATTGAAACCCCCCAAAACGCCTTTATATCGGCATTTTGGGGGTCAGAAAAACTCAGAAATAGTGTACACTATGGAGGTGACGTGCGTATATAATGCTATTGTATCAGTGCTTTACGCCTATTTGTCCTCGGAATGTCCTCACTCATAATATGCTTACTGCTAGTCTAAGTTGCCTGCGTCGATCGGCATTTTGATTAGGTATACCATTTCCCACAAAAAATCCCCGGCATTTATGCCAGGGTTTTTTGTATGATCGTCGCATCTGGGGGAAGGATGATCATGGGGTGTCAGAATGGAAAGTTCCAACAACCGAAATATAACACGAATCGCCCGTCATGTCCATCTTATCAAACACAAAAAGGGCCTCCAGAATTTCTGCTAGAAGCCCCAAGTGGTGACTATTGAGGAAAACCTGGGCCAGGGGGAATGATGCCCTGGCAAAAGTCATACTACCATTTATCAAGGGAATTGTCTATGCCATGCCAATACAAAAGCCTCACCGAAGTGAGGCCGAAAGGTATTCTGTTGCCGTACCCAAATTATAGCACAATGCAATCGGCTTCATTATATCACTTTGACCATTATGGGTATACACATAATAGGCTTGATGGCACAAAAAAAGCCCTAGGGATTGCTCCCCAGGGCCAAAGGCGGTACGCTTCCAAACCTGAGTGGGGGATGGAAACCGATTACATTATAGCACGCATGCCTACTGAACGGATACCTGTAGTCTTCTTCCGATCGCAAAAAAACCCGAGGCCGAAGCCCCGGGTTTTCTGCTACAATTCGATGTTCACCTTGCTGGCATCAACGTATCCGCCAATGTTGACATAATTCCCGTCCTTGCTTACACCAACGACTTTCCAGCGGCTGCCTTTGGGCAGATACTGGATACCTGCTTGATTAGGCTTGGGCTGAGCTTGCGTGTATGCGTCGTCAGCGGTTACTCGGGCCACGGTGCCTGACCAGTCTCCAGCTGCGCCCTTGTTGATCTTTACTACCGCATCCCCTGGGTCGATCCAGCCGCCCACGTTAAGCCGACCCTTGTTGACGTCTACTACGACCCAAGATGTGCCATAAGGCAGGCGTTTAATCACCTTGCCGGTGTTGTCCCACAAGGCCGCCCCATTTGGGTTAGTGATCCAAGCCACGCCGTAGGCAGTGACTGGTGCCAAGCTAGTCAACTTGCTCAAATCCATATCGGTATCATCTCCTTGATCTGCTTCTTGCGCACCGGCATACCGATACGCATAAAAATAGGGACACCCATCGGCGGCCCAGTATGCGTCATGATTGTTGATGCTGACACCATTGTGTGCGTAGTTGCAGTGGATAATGTTGTCGTGGTCAACAAAGATACCCGTGTGACCACCAGCACCTGCACTGTCGCCAATCTTTCCCCAGATAAACACGTCGCCGCGCTGGGCATTCCAGTCGCTGTTGTCTGCTGCCCGCTGCCAGCCGTTAGCTAACAGCCAATTGTGCATGGATTCGGTGTTGAGCACCCAGCCAGCACTGGGCATACCGCCAGCACGAAGTGCCGCGTAAACAGCGCCTGAGCAGTCAGCTGTGCCATCTGTGCCAACGCGACTGCCATCCATGCTGTAAGTGACCCCAGCCTTTTGCAGCTTGTACATGTAATTGATTGCGGCATCAATGCTGAACGACATTACTGTCAGCTCCATTCGTAGTGGTGTCCGCGGCAGAGCCGTCTGGCAGAGTGTCCTTGACCAGCTGGCCCTGCCCATTGGCTTGCAGCGGTTCAGCCGGTACCGGATCCGGTACGGCATCTTTGGCTGGTTTACTGTAAGTGAGTGCCTGGGCACTGTCGGTAACGCCAGCTGTCGTAGGATCCGTCACCACTCCGAGAATAGCCAGCACGGCGAATACTGCATTGATCACACCAGTCAGCTCCTTGCCCAGACTAGCAAAGTCCCAGTTATAGCCAAACACCGCAGCGACCGCTTGCCCGACCAATAAAATAGCTGGCACCAAGGCCAGCCAAAACTTCACGCTCAAAAAACGTACTTTCCAATTAATCTTCATTCTCTTTTTCCTCCTTAATTCCTGCATGGTCTTCCAGACGGGTAATTCGTTCCGAGTGGCTGCCGAGTTCTTTGTCATGTTCCTTAATACGCCCATTGATCGACGCAAGTGTTTGTTCGTGGACTTTGAGCTGTTGCCCAATCTGCTCGGACAAGCGCTGAATGTCCTCACGCAGCGGGTCCAGAGCAATTTTCTTAAACAGCCAGCTGCCAGCACTCACCAGCACCCCAAGGGCAGTCAGTGTTTCAGCCCATTCAGCAATCGACAGACCTAAAATAATGTGCATTATCTGCCTCCAATCTACGCTGCCGGTGCCACATAATCCTCGCCTGTGGCTTGCTTGTACTGGTCAGCGGTGATTTCCCCTGCTTGTACGAATAGCTGCATCGTGGGCTTGTCGAACAACCCCATCTTGTAATACATCAACACAAATCTGTCCATGCTTACGCCTCCTTATTGGTAGTGGCTGCTGTAGTGCTTGTCGGATTAGTTAATGCCGCAACTTGCTTCTGTAACCCTGCCAGTGCAGTTTTGATCGTTGTGAACTGGACCATGAGCAGTGCAGCGTTTGCTTGCAGAGCCGTAATGGCCGCAGTGGTTGGGTCAATTTTAGAATCGATCCATTCGCCCGTCTGCCAGTCATATTTTGCAATTTTGCCTTGCAATTCGGCCGGGATCGGGTCCGTTGTTTTCGGGTATTCTACCGGTACATACTGGGGAACGTAGTCAATATGATAAAAATTGCCGTCCTGCTGCTGAACCGGATAGGTCACGAAGACCTGTTTGTACGTGTCTGTTTCTGCCATTTTTATTCTCCTTTATCCTGCGTAAATTCCTACTACAGTTACTGGACTGCCAACGTTGCCCATGGGGTCTATACAGCTGATCTGCAAAACCTTTTCGCCACTAGAATCGGAAAACAAAAGATCAAACGATACTGTACCATCAATGTATTCTTCAAAGTCGCTAGTTGGCACGGGAAAAACAATGCAGCCGTTTTTTATACTAATAGTTGTCCCGTTCATTTCTGCCGTTGCACTGGTAATATATTTATCAAGTTTGATCACAATTGACTTTGTCCCAGCCGGGATGTCAACATAAATATAATCATCAAACCCCTTGGTTGTCTTTGGTCCTGAAAATAGTGCGACCACATCACGATATATTACTTTTCCACCGTACCAAGCACTAGCAATTTTTTTGCCACCAAAGTACAGTGACTTGATTTTTTTGCTACCATAGTAAATTGGCATTAGCTTGCCTCCGGTACAAGGTAAAGGACGGTAGTGTTTTTGGAAGAATCACTAGATGCTGTCGTTTCATCAGCCACAGGTACAATCTTGGCATCCACGCGTGCTTGGACCTGTGTTGGGGTCTGATAGGTGTTTGCAGCATCGGTGGACTTTAAGTAAGGCGTTAGGTCAGGTGTCGTGCCATCCTTGCCAGCAGGGCCGGTAGCACCTTTTAGTGATGCTAAATAGTCGGCTTCTGTACCGGTGTTGCCAGCGTCCAGCCATACTTGGTAAGCAGATTTTCCGGCAGGACCAGCGGGACCAGTAGCACCAGTGTTGCCAGTATCGCCTTTTGCGCCAGGTGCACCAGTGGCACCTTTGAGATTAATGATTTTACTACCATAGTCGAATGTGCCGCCGCCATAAGTAGGATCAACTTTAACAGTAACTCTGGTTATTTGATAAAGGTTGCCATTAATATCAATTAATGTATCTCCTACTTTAGGAGGATTAGTAGCTGATGGAACAGGCCTCAAGTCTGACCAATAGCTACTTGTCTGGTTATCTCCTCGATCAAAAGGGTACAACCAGACTTGACGGCCATCATCTCCCTTTGGCCCCTGCAGCTCACCACCATCGGCCCAAGCGTTGCTTTCCCAGATGTACAAGTGGCCGGCTACTAGATAGGTATCACCAGTTGTGTTACCAGTGGCCGGCAGCTTATCGACAGAATCAGCTGATCCTTTGAGCTGAATACCCGTACCATCTTTCCCGTCTTTGCCATCCGCACCTTTGAAAAGCGCCCAGTTGTAATCAGCTGGATTAGTGCTGTCAGCCTGTGTGAAATCTGTGTACTGACCAATGTAGCTCGGCCAGTCAGCAGTTGTGACTTCACTAGCTGAGGGCATCCAAGGAGAAGCAGTGTTACCGATTTCTAATTTAGCTTTACAGTACGAATACGTACCGGTATCTGTGCCATTAGTCCATGCCAAGTCGGCTGCAAATTGCGTTGCACCACTATCTCCAGGGTCTGGCCAAGTAAATGTTGTATGAGCCTTTTCTCCAGACTTTATCAGCGTGGGGGGGCAAGCGGCGTCTATTCTGGCTCCCGCATTGTTCCAGCGATATACTTCCATAATGGCGTCATGGTCAGCCTCAGGAACTTCAACAGAAAGCGTGTATTCTTGGCCAACTTTAGGTGTCTTGTATACACCGATAATGGCCTGGTTCCAATTTCCCCCTGTTATTGTAGAAGGCTTATCAGAAGTCCCTGTAAACAAATTCAAATTCGGATAAACAGTCGTAAAACCGTCCGTACCATCTGCGCTATAAGACCATGCTGTGTGGAAATACGGCGTCTTGCCATCGTCGCCTTTAACGCCTTGTGGTCCACGATACTTAGGGTTATTAGGGATGTCATTAGCCAATGTTTGTGCTGCTTGTGCGGCTTGATTTGCATTACTAGCTGCGGTGTTGGCGCCTGAAACTGCATTGTCTAATGTTTGCTGGGCACTATTGACGATGCCTTGAAGCTGAGCTTTGATGCCATCTAGTCCGCTGATGTAGTCGCTATTGTCTATAGTGCCAGAAATGTCTTGTTCAACTTTGATAACGATATTTTGGGTGCTATCTACTAAGGTCCCACCTGTGTTGTACAACTCGAACCAGCCAATACCGTCTGCGGCAAAAACTTGGCTGTGAACTGGGTATGTGACGACACCGGTTTTCGGGTCAGTCGAAACGGTCACATTGTCATCAGATACCGATTTACCGCCGGCTTTAGCGTCCTTGAACCGAACTGATAAGCCAGTCAGATTGTAAGGCGTACCATCATAGTCCAGCAGCTGAGCAGTTAAACTCAGACCACGCTCACTTTGCCGCAGGTGTAGCTTCTGCTGGCTGTTCGTTCGCTTGTCCATTGTCAGTGTCAGGTTTGGCAGTGTCATTCACATTACCTTCTTTCTGCTTTAGCTGATCCTTCAGAATCTGGTTGGCTTGGCTCAACTCATCTACCTTTTGCTGAAGAATGCCAATCTGTGCCGCCATGCCAGCCATGTGATTAGCCAGCGCATTTGTTGCATAACTCATCGTATTATCCATGATCCATCCCATTCTTTTCTAGTAAATAGTGTAAGTTCTTGACATCAATCAGCTGCAGTGATTCCCCTTGAATTTTTAATGAGGTCGGTCCTAGGGCACTGGTCGCTGATCCATTGCTAATGGAAAACCCATTTGCATAAGACATCACAGCGTAACTGCTTCCGCTTTTACTCCTAAGAAAATCCATTCCGTCTACCGTGCCGCCGTCAATTTCTCCACCTTTAATCACAGTGCCTGTCAGCTCATTCCCTGCAATCTCACTAGCGATGATTTTGCCGTCCGAACTCACTACGGTTGTCGGGTTGCCAGACCCGTTATAATAAACCAGTCCACCTGCGCCTAAACTACCAACTTGGGTACCAGACCCGTTGAAGAAACTGACCTCGTTATTGTCGTAGTGGACAATACTGGCTAACTTGTTGGCCTGCTCCACCTCGCTGCCCACGGTACTCTTGAAGTCATTGATCGCTTGGTCAATTGTTTGTTTGAATTGATTTTCCCATTCTGTCTGCTGCTGCGCATTAGCAAGATCACCATCCTTAAATGCTGCATTAGTGTCATCTACTGCCTTTTTCCAAGCCAAGTCCATATCATCCACGGCATCACTATTTTTCTGAGCCGCCGTGCTAGCTTTGTCTTCTGCCTTCTTGACCCAAGCTTGCAGATCATCTGTCGTTGTTAGCGGCCGATTGCCAATGGTCACCTGGGTGTTTTGCTGCAGCAGTGTGTCATAAATAACATCAGTGACTTCGGCCTTGATGTTAAGACCGATCTCTGGCAGAAACACTGTGACAACGTCATAACACCGGACGCTTGCCAGGTTTTGGTAATGCCCTTGTAGCTCATCGTAATCGATGGTCAGCGTGATCTGCGGCTTGCCAATATTATTGTCTCGGATGTAGGCCTGGGTGATTGACCGAAGGTCATCCACATTGTCGATGTTGTAACTGCTTGCATCGAAATTGACGATGCGCTGATGCTCGTATTGCTGACCATCTGGCATCGGTACGGCAATGTATTTTTCCGGCAGGGTTACCGTGACTTCAGTGGCTTCTGCAGTCATGTCATCAGCAGACCCGCTGGGATCCACATCGGTGTTGTTGTCAAACGTCAAGTAATCAGCGGCCAGCCATTCGTTTGTGCCGATGTTGTACCAAGTAGCCCCACCGGCTGTTCCTTGTCCATAGATCGTGACCTGATTGCCCGTGGTGTACTGCTTGACCCGAGTATTCCACGTGCCTGGCGAATTGTAGCTCCACACTGTGTCGGACGTGTCGCTGCTCGTGTCACTACTGCTGTCGCCACCGACTGGCTGTGGTTCCACGTCATTAGCCGCTGAAAAGTCCATGTATTGACCGTCAATCCATTGGTTGCCACCGAGGTCGTACCATGTACTGCTGCCGCCACCCGACGCTTCGCCATAGATTTGCCAGCGAGTGCCAGAACTAATCATGCGGACAATCGAGCCGTTAAAGCTGGGCCGGTTCCACAGCGCAATCTTGCCTTTATCGACCTTAGCTGTGCCGATCCCGCGTACCTTTTGATAGGCATAGTCTTTTGCCTTGTCAAGCGCGACATACTGAGCACTGACCCATTGATTACCGCCCAAGTTGTACCAAGTTTGGCCTGATTCGTCAGTGGCTTTGCCATATGCGTTGTAAGCCGATCCATTAGCCATATAACTGCCCGTCACATGACGACCGGCCCAGGGACTGTCCCAAATTGCCACTTTGCCAGGGCCTACGTAATTGACTGTAATTACGCCATCATATTTTGAAATGACGCCTGGTTTGTCAGCCAGGCCAGCTGCGATCGTGCCCTTGCCTGTTGCCTTGTTGCCCACGGTGCTGGGGAACTGTCCTGTTTGGCCTTTATCAAATGACAGATAATTGCCATCGACCCACTGCTTACCGCCGAGGTTGTACCATGTGTGGTCATTGACTGTGCCAGATTCGGCATAGCTATAGATTTTGAACCGTGAGCCATTGGTCAGTGTCTTGCCAGTCGCCACTTGCCCTTTGAATGGAGTGTCGAACACGGGCAATCCGCCTGTGCCGGCATACTGGATCATTGCCGTACCATCCAGTGAAATGACATTACTGTCATCGCCAGTGCCGGTCTGGCCAGGCGTATATTTACTGATTGGCCGCACAGCAGTATATACACCGGCGACCGTGTCCGTGTTCTGTAGTGACTTCAGATGTTTGCCGTATTTGATAACAATGCCTGTATCTCGTCCAACATGATGCTCAAATGTCCAGGTGTAATTATCAAACCACCATTCTGCGTCATATAGACTCGTGAAAGATGGGCTGTTATTGTCGCGCCCGAAGAGAATGCTGCTCAGCTGGTCGACTTGAGTAGCGTCCCAGTTCACGATGGCCACATCGGTAATGCTGCTGTTGACCGTTACATCAGTTGGCTCAGCCAAATTTGATGTAACCATGTCCCACACTTGGCTTGGACTAGCATTGGCCGTGCTCACATCGGCGGTCAGCACGTTCCCTGACAAATCGCTCGCTACATGCGTGGCAATAATCGTCATTTCACGCTGATTGTCTGACCAATCGCTCTCGACTGAATTGATACGGAACATCTGCTTGTGCCAGCCATCGCCCACATCTGCCAGCAGAATCCTGTCTTTCAGCAGGCGGTCGGCGTTAGACTGCGTGTATTCGCAAATCAGTGTCATTTGTGGAAATTGGTCATATACAGACTCCACCTGGCAGCTGATCACATGCTCCACGTGCCCCATCCCTAGCGTGGATTGGTCGTCTGTGCTATGTTCATAAACCAGCGGAGATTTTAAAGCAACGTCCGCCATCTTGGCATCACCTCCAATGTAATATTTGTAAGCGTTCCGAACGTGTTCTTGCCCGTATCAAGGGCTGGAAACACATAGTTGTCGAACTGTACCATACCCGGCTGATAGTTATTGCTGGCGTCGTAAACCTCTTCAGTGTCTGAATCAACATACAGGTCACCATTAATCCCCAGAAAATTGTATGTGACGCCGTTCAGCACGAAGCTGCCATTGCCAGTGCCTTTAACGTGCCATAATGGCTTAGCATCATACAGCCGTACATTGTTGATGACCGACCCAGTGCTGACCGGTTGATATTGGTCACCGCCAGTCTCGTAAGCATAGGGCAGGCAGCTAAACGTCACCGAGAATGTTATTACCCCTTTGTTCATCGAAAACGGTGTCAGGGCACTCGGCACGGCCTGCCAGTAGTAATCTGGGTAGCCGTCGAATGCCAGCCGCTGATACTGGCTTAAATCAACACCAACAAACAGCCAGCCTTGGACTGCACGGTGCAGCGGAGCAATATCGGCCTGCTGAATAGGGTGATATGTGGTGAAGTTGAACACCTGGGACACGTTATCGAACCGGTTGTTGGCCTGAATAACAGCTGCTGACTGCCCACCTATCTGTGTGAGTGTCGATGAGAATAACCCACCAGCCAGCTGGCTACTGTCGTAGGTAATTGCTAGACCGAGGTCGGCACTGTTTTGCCCATTCCATGTGATGCCGCCAATAGCTGTCGTCAAATAATCACCCCTCCTCTTAATTTCTGATTTGTTAGTTGCTGCTGCATTTTCGGCGCTAGCATCTTGGCTAATTGATCGGCAAATCTGTTGCTGCTCATTACTGACGTGCTGTCGCTCTGGCTGTTCTGGGCAACAATCGTGAACAAACTAATGAGCGTGTCTAGTTTGTCGCTGATATCGCTGTCTGATTGACCATTGTTGGTTGATGAAGCACCAAGATTCTGGTTAATATTGCTCACCGCTTGCCCCAACAACTGCCACGCCCGGCTTGCTTTAGCTGCGCCTAGCGGCATGATTGCTTCTGGACCGTCTTCGCCAACAATTGCGGAAATCGGACGATTAATTAAGCCACCATTGGCCATTCGTGGTGCACCTTGAGGGCCATTGTTTCGCCAGTCCCATTTGTACATACCGCCCCAAGATGGATAGGTAACGTAACCAATGGAATTTTGCCAGTCAGAGTTATTGAAGAAATGGATAAAGTTATCCAGAACACTGTTACGGTTATTATGCCCAGGGACGTTGTAATAAGCCCATGTGCTTGGAATGTACTGCAGAAGTCCAACAGAAGCCATGCCGGCACGGGCATTATCATCGGTCAAGTTAGCTGCACCAGCATTGCCGCCGGATTCGGACATTGCAACGTTAGCTAGGGCTTTGATAAAGTCATCCGAAGGATTTACGCCCATGATGCTAGCAGCTTGGCGAGCAAGTGCTTCCAACTCTGGGTAGGACTTTTTGGCTCCGCCACCTAAATCAGTTGAATCTTGAATCTTTTTAAGCTGCTTACTGATCCATGCAGCAATGCCGTTATAAGCATGCTTGAATATGCCTTCGCCGAGCTGCCCAAATGCTTTAACTGGCGCTGAATCAATCAGACTACCAATTGACTTCTCAATCAGTACTGTAACGTGTTTAATCGGATGCGCAATCCAGTCAGTGATTGCTGTCACTTTGTCTCCTATCCACTTCCCTACGTCTTCGGCTTTGTCAGCAACATACGAGGTGGCATTCTTAATTCCGTCCCACACACTGCCGATGATGCCGCCTTGTGCAAATCCGGGAATGCCATACATATCTGCAATTGCTTTGCTTTCTTTGCCATTGTAAATACGGTCACCAGTTTCAAGCGGAAGAATAGTGTTGCGCTTTTCAGCATATATCCACTGATTTGTGCGCTTCTTGTGGATCAATTCTTTGTAATGCTCGCTGCCGTCATCGTTGACCATAGCCAATTGCGTACCATCTTTACCAACTTCACCACCTTGGGCAAAGTGTACGTAAGACGGCAAGCCGACTTTCTTTACTCCAAAGAACCCAAGAACGTCATTGACTGCCGACAAGCCAGCACGAATAACGCTGACAACGAAATTAATGCCGCTTTCTGCTGCCTTTTTGATGCCGTCCCAGATGCCGCCAAAGAATGATCCTACATCACCCCAAACGTCTTTCCACACCTTTTTGATTGTGTTAATGACACTACCAATTGTGCTTGAAATACCGTGAATGATTGGTGAATAGAACTTGACCATGCTGTTCCAGGTGTCACCAAAGAATTTAGAGATGGCACCCCACACCGTGCTCCACGTCTTTTTGATGGCATTAACAACAGTGCTTATTGTGCTTGAAATACCATTAATGATCGGCGTGAAAAGCTTGACAATACCATTCCAAATGCTGCTGAAGAATTTGGAGATGGCGTTCCAAGATTCGGTCCATACCTTATTGACGGCTGACAAGAACGAACTAATGCCCTTGCTGACAGTGTTAAAAGCCGTCGTGCCGGCCTTAACAATTGTGTTCCAAATGCCAGTGTAGAACTTGGCAACGAACTGCCAATACTTGTTCCACGCACTGGATACGTCTTTTGCTGTGCCAGTGATGAACTTGCTGATGCTAGTCAGAATAGGCTTAATGAATTTAGCAATGTCATTCCATACCGTCATGAACGGCTTTTCTATCTTTTGCCACGCTTTGATAGCAAGCCCAACGATAAGGGCAATTGGTAATACGATAGCCAGCTTTAGAACGTTTAAGGCAGACTTGGTGACATTAACAACGCCCTTCCAGACGGCAGACATGCCCTTGGTGATTGGCGCCCAAATCTTATTCCAAGCGGAAGCAATTGATTTGCCCCAGCTGCCCATTGTCTTAAGGAATCCGTTCCAGCCTTTGCCCACTGATTTCCAAGCATTGTTCCAGCCTTTGACCAGCTGACTAATCCATTTCTCCATGCCTTTCCACATGTTCTGTACAGATTTTACAATGCCATCGACAAAGGCTTTAAACTTTGCGTTGTGCTTATAGAGTTCAACCAATGCCGTTCCAACAGCCAAAATAACAACTGCTAGTTTTATCCAAGGATTAGCTTCCACAACGAAATTAAGTGCTTTTTGAGCAGCGGCCATGATCTTAGCACGCTTCGAAAATAGATCCATTGCCCCACTGATTGCCGTAATTGCGCCCTTGGCAATTTTTGAAGCAATTTCTCCACCTTTTACAGCTGCCCATAAGCCCAGTACAATTTTAGCTATTGTCTGAATACCAGACTTGTTCTTGGCTATGTTGCCTAAGGCTGTGTTAGCATTCTTCAAAGGATCGGCTGACTTTTTCGCACCACTGCCCATCAGTCCAAAGCTCTTAGCAATACCTGAAACAACGCCAGCAATCGTATGCCATATGGTCCCAGCAAAGATTTTCACGATTGTACCCAGTGAACCTGTGATACCAGCCAAGTCTTTACCATGCGTGGCTAAGAAACCAAAGAACCCGCTGACGGTCTTCTGTAGACCCTGAATCCCGTTATCCAGTGCCTTGGTCATCCCAGCCCCGTTACTAGCGCCGCCGGACATACTGCTGATGGCTTTATTAAGCCCGTCAGAGAACGTCTTGCCCAGTGAACTAAAGGCGGTCTTGGTCTTAGGGGATGCCACCCAATTGCTGACGGCGCCAACCACTGGGTTAGCCGCCTTGGTCAGCGGGGAAGAGATAGCGGACAGCAGAACCGGTATCTGGCTTTTGGCCGTGCGTATCATACCTGGAATGGTTTTGCCAAAGTTCTCGGTGGCTTTACCGTATTCCTTGGCGGTACTTTCCAGCACCTTTTCCATGGTGGATGAGCTAATCTTACCGGCTGACATCAGGTCATTCATCTGACTCATCGTCATCTTGTGATTACCGGTAATTTGCTGCTCCGTCTTCAACAAGTTAGTTCTCAAAACAGGGAATGTATTGACGAAGCTCATCATGTCTTGGGCGCCCACTTTGCCGTTAGCCATCATCTGGGCAAACTGCGTCCCAAAGTTCATAACAGCGTCATCCGTCTGACCAAAGGCATCTTGTAGAGTCAGTACAGACTTGGTTAAGGCTTTAGTACCATCGGCTGAATGATTGATCGCAAAGAACTTCTGGTTCAACTGGTCAACCATTTCAGTAGCGTTGTTGGCGCTAATCGCCATTTGGTCGGTCATATTGACCATCTTTTTACCTTCGCTGGCATTGCCGGTTAAGGTAGTCCAAGTTGCGTTCATAGTCTGTTGGGCTAAGCTGTATTCCTTGGCTGAATCAACAGCGGTACCAATCCAGCCGGACAGATGCTGCCAAGCGGATTTCACGATGTTGGACGCCATGTCCGCACTGAATACTTCATGGAAAATGGAATGAGTTTTCTTGGCCTTGTCGTTGGTCTCGGTGATGCTGCTCTTCAACCGTGCCCAGGGGCTGGGATTCATTTTCTCCATCTCATCGGACAAGTTAGCCATAGAAGACTTAGCGTGGGCTAAGGATGTGGCAGTTTCGTCCACTCGCATCTTTTGGGTGCGCCAAGCGTCTGAATCCTTGCCACTAGCACTCGCAATCTTATCCAACTCAGAAGACTGTTTAGACAGTTGCTCATTCAGATTGGTAATGGAGGACTTATAACCCTCCATCTTTGCCTTATTGGCTTCTTGCTGATTGCCTTCTGCTTGTAAGCGCTCAACATATGCCTTATTAGCTCTGGCAGCAGCAGTATATTCACTCTGTAAACCAGCCAGACCAGACTTTTGATAGTCCATTGCTTGTTTGGCGCGGTCTTGCTGAGCTTGCATTGATGCTAATTGCTTAGTTGCGCCATCGATTTGTTGCTGATATTTAAGATATTGTTGGGCAGTCTCGGCAGTGTTGCCTTTAAGCTCTGATTGCTTGTTTTTTAATGCATCAATCTTGGCTTGCTGGTCAGCGATTGAACGGCCTAAGCCTTCATATTTAGCCTGAGCAGCGCCAGCCATATCACCAGCAGACTTCATCTCGGCTTCTTGGGCCTTCCATGCTGACTGGTTGGAGGAAACAAGTCGTGTAAGCGATTTGATAGAGTTGGACGCTTGAAGCAGGTCAAGGGCAACACTTGTGCTCATTGTCGCGTTTATTTGTTGAGCCATTATACATCACCCTTTCTTTGTCTCGTTGTATTGTTGCCACATCTTGCCTGGGTCAACTGGACGGTCCTTTGTCTCGCGGGATGACATCATTTCCATCATTTCGTAGTAATCGGCATCGTCATAGGCCTGCATAGACCAGTGAAAATACATGGCCGATTGTTTTTTCATCAACCGAAAGTCTTCCAGCCTGTTTTGTAGCTCATAAACACGTTCAGGGGGACTAACCCTCTTTACTTTTGTCGGCTGCCTCACTCTTTTTCTTAGCCAGGTCAATGTCCTCATCAGACATGCCCATCATGCGCTCAAATACATAATTGACTGTTTCCAAAGTCTCTTTGAAGTCCATATCAGCCAGCTTATCTTGTTCCTTTTTGTCCAGCCCTAATACAGTAGTCAAGAAATCAATTGCGCCATGAATCATGTCTCTTTGAGTTTTGATGATTTCAACTGGTTCCTTTTCTGCAATATCATCAGATGTTGCCATTTTGAGCTGAAGATCATACATCTTTTCCATGTTCTTGTTGCTGGTCTTCACCTCGTGTTCCTTGTTGCTAATTGCCGTTGCTTTAATTTTCATGTGTGCTATCCATCCTTTTTTTAAGTATTAAAAAATGCCGGCCATTGGACCTGCCCCAATGAGTGTGCTGCTACCGGCTGCGTTGAGCTCGTCATTCTAGTGCTCGCTACTGTATAACTCATTCGTCTTATTGTTTAGTTGGCCCTTAGAATCGGCTTCTCAGCACTAACTATTTGTAACTAGCCTTGCGTACCGCTGCCTTAACCACCAACTGTACCGCTGTCTGAACCACCAGCAGGCGTTGTGGGAAGTACATATCCACCAAACACCTCTTTGTACATGTTGGCCTTGTCAAAATTACTATCCAGGTCGCTGTAAATCTTGTATGGCTGATTGTTGAAAGCCGCAGTGGAGAGCGCTGTGTAAGTCAGAGCATCATCCACACGTTGTTCGGCTGCTGCGTCAGTCTGAATGTTGGCTGCTGTTTCGGTCATAATACCGTCACCAAAGCCATAGTAAACAAAGTGCACCCGATCAATTGTTTGTGTGGTAATTAACAAAGCCACATGAGCCTTCAAGTTCTCATCTGTATAGCCACCCTTGCTATCACTGACAAACCCTTTGATTTGTTGCTTGATTGCGTAGTCCAAGTTGTTAATGTCCAAGGCTACTGACGGTTCTGAAGTTCCGACCGTAACGTCTTGAACGTTGTTGTTGCCATAAATCTTAGTAATGGTTCCTGCTAAGCCAGTGATGTTGGCTGTCTTTGTACCTAAATCTTTGTGATCAACGGTGTAAATCCCATCTGTTCCCAAACCCGTGCCCGTGCCAGAGATCAGTTTTTGTAATTCATCAACCAGTGCCATCTGGATTTGGTAAAGCCCTACTGTTGCCATTAAATCGTCTCCTTAAATGTTTTTTGTCCTGCTGAAATAGAACGTGTTGCTCAACTGCTGCGTGTCAGGGTCTAGTGTGCGTTGCCTGACTGCTGCTACTTGCCAATATTGGTGGGTGAACGCCTTCATCATGGCTATCTCGATGGTCTCTGGATCAGTTTCAAGCTCATGTGAGTACCAAATCTGTACTTCTACTTCCTGATTCAATGCCCAAAAGTCATCATTGCCATAGCTGGCTGGATCATTGGCAGAATCAGTAACCAAAACAATAGTAGAATTGATGTTATCAACAGCTTCTTGGGGTAGATTGTTGCCATAAACCGCGTCAATTCCCGTGATATTGGCTTGATTAATCAGCGTCACTGCATCATCTACCGCACTCATTTGTCTCCACCACCGTTCAGCTTGGCGATAATGGCCTGATACTCCTCAGCTTCAGCTGTAAATACGGCATCTTTGGCGTCGTCTCTGGCATTATCAACAAAATGATCGCCGCGAATTGTTTTTGTCCCATCATTCAAAAATCTAGCAACAAAGGCTTTATCACCAAAACCAGTAGTTGACGTACCATTGTGTTCCCTGTCAATGTCACCTTTGGCACTGATTATGTTGTCGGACAAGTGCCCATACTTACCGCCATTACCTTTAGTATCGGGGTGTTTAGCCTTAGTGGCTTCTCTCAACCGGTCTGCCAACACATCGGCTCCTGCTTTTGTTATTTTTTCCTGGTCTGTGATACTCAGCTGCGCAGCTTTAGACACCTGTTTCAGCCACTGATCAAGCGCTTCGCTCATATCCATTGCTACGCCCCCTTGGTAATCTTCGTGAGGGTCAGATAATCGTACCGGATGGCATCATTGCTGTCGTCAGGAGAAACATCGGCAATGTCATATACCACACCATCAAGGCGTGCCTGCTTCTGCGCAGCATTCCTAGTATCATGCCGAGTGATGATCGTGATTGAGTTATCCAAGCGCGTGCCTACAAGCGTGTACTGCTGGGTGAGCGTTCGTTTCTGCTGCCTGTAATGCAGCGTATATGCAGGAACAAATGTTGAAATGTTCAGCCCAGCACCTGTGCGATGTGACTGCGGCACGCCAAGCTCAACGGTCCGGCTGAAATCGCTTGGCTTAAAATTAATTGCCATCAGTATCACCACTATCCGAATTAGTTGGCTGATTGGCCTGCAAATGAAGCAACATCATCAAAACGCCTTGCGACAGCCCGTTTTCTAGGGCTCGATCATAGTATTGCTGGGTAGCCATTGTTTTAATGGCGAGCTTGGCAATCGGATCGGTCTCATCAAGTACCCCCACTGAGCTTGTAACCACTCCCGTAGCGCCAGCAACCAAGTTTGTGATTGTTGTTTTCTCGGCCTCATCAAGATTAAGCTCCGTCATCAGGTCATCAACAATTCCAGATTGGAAGCCGCCATCATCAGCCATTTAATCGTCTCCTTTATCAGCCGCCCGCTGAATCAACAGCGCACTGTGTATTTCTTAAGCGACCATGTCGTATTAATTGCCAGATGTCGTGCTGGCAGCAAAGTTTGCTTGCTGGTCAGCAATTGCAGAGAAGGACCCAGCAACAAAGGCATCGGCATCAGTTGCTTGCACATCGAAGCGGTCGATGACACGCAGCTTAGTCTGATCATGCTCAAACGCACCAGCGCCAATGTTGGTGACAACCAAGCTCATCTGCTGACGGTCAAACAGTGTCGCGGCCTGAGAGAGATCGCCATAATACAGTGGATAAACTGGTGCAGCAGCGGTGCCTGTGCTTGGCAGCCAACGATCAGAGATGACAACCACCTGATGGCCACGAATGCTGTAAGGCATGTCAGGAACAACGTTGGCCTGAATGAGATACTGGCCCATGGCGTCCTTGACCTTTGCCAGCTGTGCGAACCCGCTAACATTGGTCATCAAAATCGATGTGGACTGGATAGCCGGGTCAACAGCTGTGTAGATCATATCCAAAATGTCGTCAAACTTAGCAATGGTCGGCTTCTTAGGAGCGTTGTTCATTGCTGAGATGATGACGCCGTTACGTGTTACAACATCCTTGCGGGAAACAAATTGTTCAATCCACGCTTGAATATTTTGATCGCTATCATTGAGCAAAGTATTCGGCATTGTAGAAATGCCAGCATACCGGTGGATGGTGTATTTGACTTGTGCCAGCTTGGGATCATCGTTGTCGCCAATCAAACCATTTTCATCGTCAAGGTTTGCCAATGGTGTGATCGTTTCAAAAGGCTCATACACACGTGATCCGGTTGGGGTAGAAACGTTCTCAACCTTTACATACTGTTCAAGAGAAGCGTACTGCCGTTTTAGTTGATTGATGTTAGTCTGAACATCAGGCGGGATCGTCAGCCCTGCGTTAGACGTATCACCGTCAGTATTGCCAGAAGTGACTAAATCCGTAATCTGCTTCTTGCCCGTAGCCAAATCTACAAAATTGTGAACAAAATCTTTTGCCGGATTCTTTTCTGGTAAAATGTTCACTTTCTTTCCAGCAATATTAGTTGGTTTCTCTGCCTCTGCTTCAGCTTTAGCGTCATCCAACGCTGACTTTGCAAAGTCTCGAGCGGTCTTAGCAGCCTTCAAATCATCCGTTACTTTCTTAACGTCATCTTCCGTATAAGTGGACGGGTCAGATGCCAAGGCGACTGCCATTTTTTGCGACTTGTCTTGCAAATCAGTTACCTTTTGCCCCGCTGAAATCCATGCGGTGTTTAAATCGTTTACACTAGCCATTATTTGGCCTCCTTATTTTTAATACCCAACAACAAAGCCAGCTTCGGGCTGATGGCCTTTGGCTGGCTTGGAGTGAGTTGAGTGTCTTGTTTTTCAATAGTCTTTTTCGGCAACTTGACCTCCGCCAAGAGATGCTTGACTGAGGCGATAGCCGTGGGATTGATCACCAGCGTGGCATTTGTCGCCACCGGCGCCTCGGCAAACATGATGCCGTCCGCAAATCCCTTATCCACGGCTGACTTAGGATTCAGCCACGTCTCTTTTTCCATCAATGCATAGACATCACTTTGGCTCATGCCCGTCTTAGCGGTGTAGACGTCCACCAGGGTCTGATCAATGCTGTTAAGCGCTTGGCTGGCTCCATCCATAACGTCTACATTGCCGTCAGCGGTCATTGCCGCCCGGTGGATCATGAGCTGCGCAGTAGGCGCCATCATGACTTTATTGGCTGCCAAGGCGACAACAGATGCAGCAGAAGCTGCTAAGCCAACGATGTCGGCCTCGACTTTGCCAGCGTAATTCTTGATAGCCGTGGCCATCTCGGAGCCAGCAAACACATCGCCGCCCGGAGAATTAATTTCCAAGGTAACGGCCTGATCACCGGCCTGAGCTAGCGCCCCAGCCAAGTCAGATGGTGTCACGGTAGAATAGCCAAACAACTGATAGACTTCAGCGTCGTCCTCGCTGGAGATAACGCCCTTAATTGGTACCGTTACTGCCATTCGTATCACCTCCTTTAAGGTTAGACTGGTCTGGATTGAGCTTAGGCGCATCGTCTGGCAAGAAACCAACTCGGCGAAGCAAAAAGTCGGATTGGTTGCCAGAAAGCGCGCCGTTTTTGACAGCCCCCCCAACGGCTGCTAAATAGCTGCTCCGATCCTGATCAATGGCCGGCTGAATATCCACGTCAATATGAGCCGCGAACTTGTTGTTGAGCTCACTGGCAATTGCCTGTGCGTAACGGTTGAGGGAGTTGGCATACATGCCCTCGATCATGCTCAGACTGGATTGCTGGTCGCCTTGGCCATTGAGGTAACTGTCGGGGATGTTGTATGTCTTGGCGATTTGCTTACTGGTCCAGTCAGTTGACGCCAGGAGCTTGCTCACATCGTTGTTAAGTTGCAATGGGCCATAGGTGGTCAGGTCGTCGATGACGACTGGCCCTTTATTGCTAAGGGCCTGCTGCATAAAACCATTGGACATCGCCGCTTTTTCTTTGGCACTCAACGCCGAACCATTTTTAACGGTCAGCACACCGTTGGACGTGATCATCTTGGCCAGTGCCGCGAGCGTTAGGCTGTTTGAATTGTCTTTGATGTTGAGCTCACTTTGCAGTGCCAGAAGCGGTGAGCGGCCGACTTGGCCACCATTGCCCACGCCCATCAATCGGAAATGAAGAATGTCAGACTGTGGAACATTGTTGAGCATGCCGACACTGGGTTCGTCAAAGCTGAGGTTGTAGGTTAGCGCCGTCCCATCATCAAGCAAATAAACAGATACTTGGGACGGACGCAGATACTCCAAACGCACTGGTTGTCCGGTGAGCTGATTCCGCCAGATGTAGGCGTAGGCGTTGCCGTCCAGCAAAAGTTGGGCTGTCATGGACTGCCAGAACGCCTGACGGTTCGTGGTGGTTGTGGGATTGTCCAATAACGCCTGGGTCCGTGGCTGCTGGCTGGTCATATAGCAAGTCGCCAAGTCAGCGGACAACTGGTAAATCGTGGCGTACAGGTCAGAGTTTTGCAGTGCCTTTTGGGCGCTCACATAACTTTTGGGATCGGCAATGAGACCACCGAAGCTATCCTCACCGACTGACTCCAAAATCTGTTGGTACTGTGGCGTTTGGCCCCGAACTTTCGGGGCAAGAAAATCAAACAACAATTAATCGCCTCCTTTGGCGCGATCCATAAGCACGGCAATGAGTAGCAGCACACCGGCAATGGACAAGTTGCCAGCCGTCCTAGTGATGCCGTACATTGCCCAGACAAAAACGCCGCATCCAGCAAGGAATAGCAGCGTTTGTAGGTTGGCAATGACAAATGCAATGGTGAGCCCGGATAAATGGCGGAATCTCTTAACCAATGGAATCACCTCCGAACCCGAAGTTGCCCTCGTCGATCATCTTCTTGAGCTTATCTGGAGTCATAAGGTCGACCTCCTTTGTGCGGTCGTTGGCAATACCATAATCTTCGAAGTGATACATGCCCTGGTACAAAGCATCGATTAAGGCGTCCACGACATCGATTTTGAGCGTAGCTTTGGCCTTATCTACCTGGATACCGACCTTATCCTCTTTGATTTGGGCATTAAGCAGCGCTTTCTCCATGATTTTGTCATCAAATCGCTTGATTTGCCCCGTAATAAATGCGGTTTGCAGAAACTTAGTCGGGTCTTTGAGCTCTTTGGTATTCTGTGGCACAGGCAAAACGTTCCAGCCGCTGTTACTATCTACGGCCTTAGTCAGGTTTGTTGCGCCCCAGGCGTCATACCCAAAGGCCAATACGTTGAGCTTGTGGCTTTCAGTAAAAGCCATCAGCCAGTGATAGACCTCATCATCCACGATGATACCTTCTGGGTGACTGGTGATCGTGCAGTAACCGGTCTTGGCCAGTTCCCTGTAAGCAATGCCGTCCTGCTTTTCTTTGGCTTCAATGGAACCAGCCTTCTGCCATGGAATGAACGAGTGTTCGTAAATAAACCAGTGCTTGTTGTCGCCGTCCAAATAGGGAAACACAAACCCGATGGCCGTATTGTCCGAAAACATGGAGTAGTCGAAGCCGATGTAGACATCGCGTCCGGTCATGTCGAACTTGGGGATAATAGACCGCTCAATATCGGCCAGTTTGAGGTAACTGTCCTGGGCTTCCTGAAGCCACATGTTGAGATTTTTATTTTGAAAGTCACCAATATTGCTGGACAGCTCATCGCTATCTCGCTTATCGGTCAGTCCTTGCATTAATACGTCATGCTGGCTGGGCAAATTCAGTAGTGGATTGCTCTTGACCCAGGTGGCCGGCTTAAACGTTTCATCCAGGCTGTCTTGCGCCCAAATTAAGCCCAGATATGTGTCAGCGTCCCGTTTGTAGTCTTGCTCCATGGCCTGCTGAATCATCTTTTCATCTTCGTGGAATGGCACGCCGGGCTTTGGATATGCTGTGGAGATCTGGATAAACTGGCGGTTCTTGACCTTGATTTGGCCGCTGACAATCTTGCTTATTTTCGCCCGCGTTTCAATCTCGCCAATTTCATCAAAAATGGCCGTGGTGAAATGGAAACTATCATATTGCCCGGACTCGTGGCTGATTGCCCGGAGAATATTATTGGTCTTACGCATGACAATCTGATCCGACTGACTGCCGAGGCTGTCCTTGCTCAGGCCAACTGTGTCGGCGAGCGTGGAAAATGGTTCCACATCTAGAACCTTGCGCAGCATCGTCTTAATGTAGCCGAGAATCTTACTGGTCTGCTTGTAATTGATGGACGCTACCAGATAATCCTGGTTGCTCAGGCCGAAGCTCTCAATCAGAAACGAGTAGCACGCAATGATTGCCATCAGATATGTTTTCCCTTGGCCACGCGCGACGCTCACAATGGCCCGACTGAATCGTTTGCCACCATCGCCGTTGCGCCAGCCAATGAGCTGAGCAAGAATAAATTTCTGCCATGGCATGAGCTTGCTGGGTTCGCCGGTATCCACGTCCGGGCAAACGGCGGCGAAGTTGAGGATATTACGCACCTTATTCAGGTCATAGCGGTATGGAAACTGCTTGGCACCATCCAGATACCGTTGCAAGTCACGCACGTGGCGCAACGCGGCGAGCTTGATAAGATACCCGGTTTCTTCTTTGCCGTCCAGCACATCGAACGCATAGCGCGTCCCGGCGTCGTCAAATCGCTGGCGCACGTCGTCGTAATCCTCGGAATGGTAAGCACCGGTCACGTCATGGGACTGGGTGAGATCAATTCTTTTCGTGTTCGTCGCCTCCATTCAGAAATTTAGCCATGGCCTCCGAAATGTCCGGCTTATCGTCGTCTGGCTTAATCTTGGCGAGTTCTGCTCGACTCTTGGGCGACAAGCCAAGCTCAGAGCCAACCGAATTGAGCTGTTTCAAAGCGTCGTTATATACGCTCGTCGCCGGGTTGCGCTTAAAGCCTAGGAAATCCTTGCCAACTATCGAACCGCTAGAATCCTGGAGCGTTTTGTAAATTGGCGTCTGGATCCCGTCTTTGGCAATTGACTGATATGCCGCTCGATAGATCTCGTACTGAGTGCAGTATGCTTCTACTAGGCTGGAGTCAATGCGTTCAGCCGGCGTATGCGTCTCTATAAAGGGGACCACTTTGCGCCACATAGCCGCAGCCGTTTTCCCCAAATGCTCAGGCGGCCGCTGCGGCAAATGGCCGTTATTTTGTTGATAGTACGGCTTTTTATTGGCGATGGTGACCGCCTCCTTTCTGGGATGGTACGGATGGTGACCCCCCATGCCTAAAAAGTTTGGCGAGAGGTTTCGCCACAAGACGATTCTGGTGTGTGGCTCCCCGTTATAGGCGCATGAGGGGGGGATATTGTTTTACAAACGCCGTTCTGACGCGGTTTCTATTCCGCCGGCTTGTTTATTTTTATGGAAATCTCCGCCACGCTTGTAATTTTCGGTGCGCCAGTGAGATTGTCGGACTGGTTCCCGGTCCCGTAGTATTTTTGCTCCCAGACCGTCTTGCGTCGGTGACAATCTCGGCAGATGGTCGCGAGATTGGTCGGATTGGTCTCCATCCCACCATCCACTTCGATCGGGACGATATGGTCGACCGTCTTTGCCGATGTCAGCTTGCCCATTGCTTTGCAGTACTGGCACAAGTAGTAGTCCCGTTGGAGGATTTGCTTACGCAGATGACGCCACTCCACTGATCGGTAGAACGCGTACTGTTGCCGTTTACTCCCACTACTGTTTCGTGTCACTCGGTTGTATCGTGAACGGTCACGATACTTGGCATGCTTGGCTTCGAGCGCCGCTTCCATGCCTGCGTGTGCTGGACAGTAATTAGCTGGCCACTGCACCATGGCGTGACATCTGGGTGCCTTGCAGCGATGTACCTTAGGCATTGTGAGTGCCCATATAATGCTTAATCTTGTCCACACGCATATCAGACCATTGATCAATCGGCTTGTTATTTTTAAAGACGTAGACAACTGGCATCACCCGGATGCCGGCTGCCTTAAATGCTTCCAGGTCATGCGTTTCCGCCTGTTTTGACCGCACTGGCATTGCCTTACGCAGCATGTTGATGGTCATGCGACATTTGCCACATCCTGGATTTGTATATACAATTGCTTGCAATCTGTTACGCTCCTTAAGCCAGTGATCGAGATCTAAGTCAACCAAGTACTCGGTGTCGCTGACATATCCATATTCCGTGCGTCTCATTGTCGTCTCTCCGTCCATGCGGCATATGCCATGACCACGACGGCCATAGCCAGTAAAAATGCCCACGCGATTGCTAACGGTGCAAGTACCCACAACCAACTCCAGTTGATTAGTCCAAACAGTTTGAGAATTACCAATACAATCGTGGCCACCTCAACAATGCCTAAGCCGCCTTGGCTATGCTCATCGTCCATCATCATTGCCTCCAATGCTGTATGTCACCCGTAGTTGCCGATCGTCATACTCAAACGCCTGCATCGTCTTGTGCGCCATCGTGTACCCATTTTTAGTCTCATATCCGTCAGCCGGCTTAGGTGTGCCCATTTGCCGCAGAATAACGCCGCTAGCATCATTCACTATCTCGTGGTGAAAATGACCGTAATGTATTTCGCGCCATTTGCAGGCTGCCCAGATATCACTGTGCTCGTTAGCAAACAGCATCGGTAGTGACTTAAGCGCCACATCACCGTGTGCCATCAGAATACCCACATGGCCGAGCTGAAACGCCTGACGGTAGCCAATTGTGTTGTGAACCGTAATCTGCGGATAACGGTCTGCTAAGCCGTCCACGAACGCCCACTGCATGTCGTAATCGTGATTGCCGCCAACCGCCCAAACAGACACACTATCTGCATTTACGGCAGCGGTACGAATAATAATGTCGATAAAGCGCTTGGCATCTGTCCATGCCTGTACCGTATCAGTATGGTCTAATTGGGTACCACGAACAGTCTGCGTCTTACCCATAAAGTCTGAGTGCAGCAGGTCACCGCCAATCTCAATAGCGATGTCGTGATAGCCGTGTTGGATGACATCAACAAGCTGGTTAAGCAGTGATTGCAAACCAGCATACGTCGTGATGCCGAAATGCAGGTCAAACAGTGGGATAACCAGATTGTGGTCGCCGCTGTTGGCCTGCTTAATGGTGATGGGCTTGATGCCCTTATTCAGGATTGTCACCAGTTCTTGGACGTTGATTCCGCTCTTTGGCTTAACTCGCACGTGGATAGAGTATTGCGGCACGGTGCCGTCCTTGGTGCTGTGCTGTTCGTACACCTTGTAGTCGCCACTGATCATCTCGAACCTTTCGGGATCGTACCCGCAAAGCCGCATGAGTGTTTCCGGCGACTTGTCCGGCTCGTGTTTCAGCCGAAACAGTGCTGTGGCCGTCTGTGTGCCGTCATCGTTAAACTGTACTGACGCTGCGGCAGGCTGTTCGCTGTGATGTGCTCGTTTGAGTCGCTTGCGCACAGCGTTGCCGGTAATGTTGGTACTGTATTCGTTGGATAATACGGCTGCCACCTTGGCGTGCGTGTATCCTTGGTCTGTCAGCTTGATTGCTCGGTCTGTCATCCCTTTTGTCCAAATCAATGTTTGTGTGCTCCTCATTAAATTGATTTTCTTACTTTACGTATTTAAGCAGTAGTTCGTCAGGTCGCTTGCCTTTGGCCTGAAAAGATAGCTTTTTTCCTAAAATAAAAGCCACCTCGGTATGAGGCAGCTGTGTGTATTCGCTTATATAGATTTGCTTTGCTGGACAGTTAGCAAGCCAGTGCTGAAATGATTCATTGTCAAAGCCACCGTAATCCTCACCCGTGCCAAAGTAGGGCGGATCGCAATAAACAATATCATCATTTTTTATGTTAAGAAATCGATAATCTAACGTTGAATATTCAATCGAATTTAGTTGCTGTAGTTGCTGTAGTTGCTGTAGTCGCTCGAGTTGCTGTAGTTGCTGTAGTCGCTGTAGTCGCTCGAGTTGCTGTAGTTGCTGTAGTCGCTGTAGTCGCTCGAGTTGCTGTAGTTGCTGGAGCTGCTGGAGCATGTCATAACGACCGTGAATATTCATTTTTTCCAATCGCCATTTGTGAAACATCTGATATTTGTCAGAAATAGTGGCTTCATTTTTTGTGTATGTATAAAGGTCATCAAGCTTTGTCCCTGTGTCTCCCCAAAAGATTGCTCGCGTCAGTTGCAATTTGTCTTTTTCGATTTTCTTTCCCCACAAATAATCGTGTAGGTTGTTGCTAAAGCTCCAAACGGTCAACACAAGAGTACGTTCAATCGAATCAGGCATGCTGTCTCGCCAGTTGTAAAACGTTTCGCGATCCATATACACATAATTCATCAAATTAAAATGAGGGTTGTCTTCGATCAACGCTTTCAACAGACTAACAACCGTTTTTCGCTGGTCATTGTAAACTACTGCGTCCCATTTACCAGATGAGGCTGCTGTCAGGCTGATTGATCCGCCCCCCCCGAATACGTCAATGAAACGGTGGCCGGCAGGCAAGATGCCGATGATCTTTTCTGCCTTTTGGCCCTTATTGCCAACATAGGGTAATCCGCGTTTCCATTTTTCTGTTTTTTTCATATTATCTCCATTAGCGCATTAAAATAGGCGCCCATGGCAGCGCCTATATTGTTACAATTCCTCGTAACCTAGTAATTTATTTTTTTCAGCCCACGACCGAGTTCAGGCGGTCTTCGCTTCCTTTCGAAAGTTTGGTGGGCTTATGCAACCGGCGGGAATCGAACCCGCACAATCTAGTTTTTTCGCCAGATGCTCTACCATTGACGCTACGATTGCACTGCCACGCTCGCCTTACGGGTCATCGCATGACTTTTTTTGCCCTCAGGTATGAACACATCGATTGCAAGAAGGAGTGAGCCATACCACATCCTTTATATAGAATTTGAGGGCAATGCGGCGACCGGGAATCGAACCCGGCTTTCAACCATTCGCCGCGCCAATCAATGAAAGGAGGTTTCATAGAAGAAAGCTTTCGCAGGCTGTCCTTCAAATTGGCACAATACTATAATACGTCCGAATCACTCCGGTTTGTGTCCGGTCTTTGTCCGGTGTTTGTCCGGTAAATGTCCGGTCTAGAATTTGCTGACGACGAGGCTTCCTGGATAGTTCGGCCACCACTCAGCAAACGCACATAGAGCGTCTTTGACGGCTTCGTAATACTGGCTCGACTGATAGCCCACACGTTCCATTATCACGTCGTCAGACAGTGGTTTAAGCGTCACGTAGCGCATCTTGAGGATGATCGGCCATTTATCGTTGACTGCCGTTTGGGGCAAAAGTGTGTTGATGATCTTTTCGCACCTATCGCAGAATTGCTTGTCGTCATTTTCGAGATAATTGATGATCTTATCGTCCGCATGGTTTTCAACCGACGGGATTCGCGGCATACCGTCCATAGCTGGTGATGCTAGCGTGTTTTCACGGCTCATTGCCATCGCTTTTCGATGCGGATACTGGATTAAGATATTTTCCGCATTGGCCGCTGTTTTGTCCCTGTCTACTCTTGAAAATCGTTGTGTTACCCGCACCATGGCCACGCTCCTGTGTTATACTGTATTTATCACTTGTTAGTGCACGTAGCTGTGCATGGAAGACCGCTCATGCGGCCTTTTTTTTACTTTTTTAGTCCCTCCATCTTTTTGTGCTCAAACAGCCATTCCGCATCGCTGTATATTGGAAAAAGCATAATAACGATACCTGCTGCACGGATCCATAATGGGAAACCTGATAGTGTCAAGATGGCGCCTACATAGATAATCAAAAGGTCAAAAAGCACTATTTTTGGGGCTAATTCCATTATTTTTCCTCCAATCGGCGTCCGCACATTGGGCAAAAGTTGTAATCATTATAAGAAACGATCTTTCCGACAATTTTATTCCCCATCGCTGCGTGACAGTATGGGCAACTCTTCTGGGCCTCGGTTTCTGCTGCCAGTGCCGCTTCAAAACGATCATGCAATTCCACTGCTTCGCGGTCAAAAATGCCACCCTTATTGTCTGGCCGATACCGAAGCCGTTCCAAACATTCTTCAAACACATCTTTTACTGTTTCAATCATGTTGTGCCTCCAGTAAATCCGGGTTTTCATAAATATTTCCGATGACCTTGCAATCTTCTGTTAACCGTTGCCAGATGCCATTGCCACCATTGTCAAGCACATAACCCGCGATATACTCCCCATAGATCACCGGCGCTAATACCAACTTGCCGTCTTGGTTTTTAAGACCAATATCTACGATGTCGCCTTCGTATATTTCCCGCCCGTTCTTGTCTTTGAGATTGGTGTACTGCATAATCTCGAACTGATCTGGATAACCATCATTGCCCGATCCTGGTCCTGCTTCTCGGCCTGCATCAATCCAGCCAATTTTGCCATCGTAAAACTCAAAATTATCGGGGATCATCATCGTATTCGTGTTATGGTCCCAAACTCTGAACTTAATCTCTCGTTTCATTTCTCCGCCTCCAATTTATTGTCCCGATATGTCTTCAACCGAGCAGCCGCTTTTGCTCTCATTTCTTCTGACATAGATGTGTGTTTTCGGATTGAAACATTTCCGTTGATAGTTCCTTCAAGAACTTCGATCGTTCCGTTTTTCTCCACGAATTGTGTACGGTTATGGACTAAATCAGCCCACTTGCGATTATGTTTCGGTACATCACTGTAGTAGTGCCACTGATCTAGCTCCCGATCATAACTGAGAATCGTTTCCTGTTCATTCCTTGGTGTTGTCATTTTTCTTCCTCCAATTTCACGATTTCTCCTGTTTCCTCAACGCGCCAGACACCTAGCAGCCAGGCACGTGCAATAAGTTCTTGTTCATCATAGTTCCAATCCCATTCAGTGAAAATTTCGCTTAATCGGTAGTGGTTAGCCTTAAACTCTTCAATCGTATCTCCCCATGCTTCCGGGATCACTGGCAGATCATCTGGCAAGGCGGCAGTATAACGAGCAAGCAATTGCTCAGCAAGATTGCCAGCCTCCTTGCCTTCCGCCCAATCGTATTCGTAATCTGTTGGCACGTACAGCAGTGCCTCTTTTAGCACGTCCCGCTTCGTCTCATTGATCATCGTCAGTCACCTATTCTCTCTCTTTTACACGCTTCCAGCCCCAATTTATTAATGAGACCTAGTGTTAAAGAGTCAGCTCTATCTCGCTCACTGGTCCACCCAAGTTCAACGCCATCCGTGCCATATGCGTATTGCACATAAAAAACTTGATGAGTAACACCAGGCATTGCCGTGCTGACCAGATATCGTGTTTCAGGAGAATCAATCCTGTCGACGATGTCGATAACTTGACGAATAATTTGTTCTTTAAATGGCATAGCTAGCTTGTTAGACAACTCGCCGTATAACTGTGTTGTGATATCATACTTTGCTTCTTCTTTAGTCATTTTACCAGTCATTTTCTTCATTCTCCTTGTCTGTTGATCCAAATCCCCCACTGCGCACGCCTGTCGCTGCATCATTGTCAGCCAACAGATACGACCGGAAAATACCCTGCATGATGCGGTCGCCGGTATTGATGATGGCTGGCACCTGACCGATGTTCCAAAACTGGCCCATGATTTCGTGTGGATAGTAATCACTGTCGATGATTCCAATACTGTTCGGCATTACCAAGTGCCGTTTGCGTGGCAATGATGATCGAGAAACCAGCTCCAAATACTCATAGCGGCCAAGTTTCACCTTGATACCCGTCGGAATCAGCGCAATCTTGCCGGGATTAATGACCACCGTTTCTGCTGCCGCAATGTCGTAACCAGCGGAGTATGCCGTAGCTCGTTTAGGTAATGGGCCGGTATAGCCCGCAATCGGTTCAAAATGTCGCTTATTCATGGTCTTGCTCCTCCTTGCTCAATAGATCATGGCTTTCCTTCTGCAACGCCACTTGCACGTTTGCCAGCCGACCCAACGCGACGTTTAGGTCATCAAATACCCCGTCCGGCAAATCAT